TAACAGCAGTTGAAAAAGATTTTGGTGAGAGCTTTATTAATCCAGCAAAACAGTTTATTGAAGCTATTAATGCTAAATTTGAAGAGTACAACGGATATAAAGATCCAGAGTTGATGGACAATGAAGAATTTACCCTTGAAGGTTTCTTATCTAACTTAGATGAAAAATTAAAAAAAGGTGACGAAGAAATGCTGTTAACTTTATACAATACCTACAAAGATAATCCTATGATTCCAAAAAAATATAGGGACTTAATGGGTAGAGTAAAAGACGAATTGAGCAATAAAGCGGCAGCCAAAAGAGATGCTGGTAAGGTTGCTGATAAGTCAGCTGACGACAAACTAGATGCATTTGGTGGTCCAGGCCCAGATATAAAACCAACAAAACCAACAAAACCAACAAAATCAATGCCTGATGATCCAGCCAAACCACAAGCAGATCCAGAAGCACCTAGTCTACCAAAAAAATCGTTTCAACCAGATTATGACAGCAGTGGAAGCGAAGTAACTGGTAAGTATGGTATGCAGAGCACAGCATATGACCCAAACTACAATGGTCCTGAAGGATATCTAAATGATGCTGATGCAATTGAAGGACTTATGAGTTCTAGTTCTTTATCATCAGAAGAAGATCAATGGTTGAATATGGCTTACGTAAAATATAATATTACAAGAGACAATTTAGGACAGGTACTTCAAAAGATACGAAAAGATGTAGCTCGCAAGGCTGCTGCTGATGTATCATCTTTTGATAAGAGTCAGGAATCAGTAGAACTAGAAAATATTAGGCAACTAGCAGGAATATAAAATAATTTCAAGAATTTAGCAGAAAAAGGTTGACTTCTGCTATATAATTGTGTAGTATGTATAACATGTGCTACATAAACAGGCACAAAGCTAAAGGCAATTAAAGGAGGCATATTATGGCATCATTAGCTGAAATTAGAGCAAAGCTCAAAGAGCAAGAATCACGACAAGGTGGTTCAAACACAGGCGGCGGCGACAACGCAATTTACCCATTCTGGAATATTAAAGAAGGCGAGAGTGCAACACTCCGATTCCTTCCTGATGGAGATGATTCAAACACATTCTTTTGGAAAGAACGTTTGATGATTAAACTTCCGTTTTCCGGAATCAAAGGACAGACTGATAGTCGTCCTGTACAAGTGCAAATTCCATGTATGGAAATGTATGGCGAGTCATGTAACATCCTTAATGAAGTTAGGGGTTGGTTTAAAGATCCTAGTCTAGAAGACATGGGTCGCAAATATTGGAAAAAGCGTTCTTATCTTTTCCAAGGTTTTGTAGTAGACAATCCTTTATCAGAGGATACTACTCCAGAAAATCCGATTAGACGTTTTATAATTGGTCCACAAATTTTCCAAATTATTAAACAGGCACTAATGGATCCTGATATGGAAGAACTGCCAACAGATTATACTGCTGGTGTTGATTTCCGTCTTAACAAAACAAGTAAAGGTGGTTACGCAGATTACAGTACTTCCAATTGGGCACGTAGAGAGCGTCCGCTTGGTGATTCAGAAATGAATGCTGTAAATACAAACGGGTTGTTCAATCTGAGCGACTTTCTTCCTAAGAAACCTTCCGACGTTGAAGTCAAGGTTATGCAGGAAATGTTTGAAGCAAGTGTTGACGGAGAAGCATATGATGAAGAAAGATTTTCACAGTACTTCCGTCCAGCAGGCATGAGTGCTAGAACTGGTGATCCTAATACATCATCATCAAACGGCACTGCCACTTCAAGAACTGAAGAAACTCCAGCACCAGCTCCGGTAGCAGAAACTGCACCAGCTGAGACTGCTCCTGCTCCACAAGCAGAAGCACCTGCGGCACAATCAACAGAAACTGAAGGTAAAGCAGAAGACATTCTTGCAATGATTAGAGCAAGACAAAGTCAATAAACTAATCAAGCCCAGTGCTAAATCAGAACAGAGATTCATTGTTTACATGTCAAAATTCTAAATGCACTGGGCAACTTTAACAAGGAGACAAGTATGGCAAAAGCATTTGATCCGAGCAAGTTTCGGACACAATTAACTAAATCCATTACAGGAATGAGTGCAGGATTTAATGATCCTACTGACTGGATTTCAACAGGTAACTATGCACTCAATTATCTTATATCAGGCGACTTTTATAAAGGTGTGCCTATGGGCAAGGTAACAGTGTTTGCTGGAGAATCAGGCGCTGGTAAATCATATATTTGTGCAGGCAATATTGTAAAACATGCACAGGACCAAGGTATATTTGTAGTTCTTATTGACTCTGAAAATGCACTTGACGAGAGTTGGTTACACGCACTTGATGTAGATACTTCAGAAGAAAAACTGCTTAAACTTAACATGTCAATGATTGATGATGTTGCAAAGACTATTTCAACATTTATGACCGATTATAAAGCAATGGCAGAAGAAGAACGCCCTAAAGTATTGTTTGTTATTGATAGTTTAGGTATGTTACTTACACCAACAGATGTTGATCAGTTTAACAAAGGTGATATGAAAGGCGATATGGGGCGTAAGCCTAAAGCACTAACATCACTTGTTCGTAATACAGTAAACATGATTGGTTCACATAATGTAGGACTTGTATGTACTAACCACACATATGCATCTCAAGATATGTTTGATCCAGATGATAAAATTTCAGGTGGTCAAGGCTTTATCTATGCATCTTCAATTGTTGTAGCAATGAAAAAACTAAAACTAAAAGAAGATGAAGATGGTAACAAGATCAGCGAAGTACGTGGTATTCGTGCAGGTTGTAAAGTAATGAAAACACGTTACGCAAAACCTTTTGAAGGCGTACAGGTAAAGATTCCATACGAAACAGGTATGAATCCTTACAGTGGACTTGTTGAACTTTTTGAAAAGCAAGGTTTAATTGTTAAAGATGGAAATAGGTTAAAGTACATTGATAGTAAAGGCAATGAACATAAAGAATACAGAAAAAACTGGACTGGTGAACTACTTGATATGGTGATGAAAGATTACGCCGAAAAAGATGACTCTGTGGTAAATACCCTCGAAAGCGAAAGCGTCGAGGAGGTATAATTTATGGACGAACAACAAATTGCTGATATTTGGTCTGTTTTTAAAGATAACATAGATAAGAAACAAATTGAAATTTGTGCTGAAAGATTTGTAGAAGTATGTGCTGATTTTGGTGCAGACGACGAAGCATTTAAAGGCGCACTAGGAAGTTGTAATTACTTAGATAATGCTATCTATTATTATTTGGATATTGACGAAGATCAGTTTGATGATGAATATGAATGGGATGAATAATTAATGGGTTGGTATAGTGAAGTATCACGCGATGTTGGGAAGATACCAGAAGCAATTAAACATTATGAGTCTGAACTAATTGACGCAAGAAAAGAAGTTAAACTTGCAGGTAATGTAGAAAAAGCATCAGCGGCTATGCCGGGCATTGTTGAACACCGTTTTAATCAACTTCAAGAAATCGAAGCAATATTAAACTATATGAATATAGAGCTACGTAGATTGCGTAGCTCGTATTTCAAAAAATATTTAGAAAATTATCAACGTGCATTGTCAAGTCGAGACGTTGAAAAATATGTTGACGGTGAGGCAGATGTAGTTGATTACGAAAAAATTATTAATGAATTCGCACTTCTTCGTAACAAATGGTTAGGAGTCTTAAAGGCACTTGATCAGAAGCAATGGCAGATAACTAATATAGTAAAGCTGAGAGTAGCAGGAATGGAAGATGCTACTTTATAGAAAGAGGTGTTATGAAAATAGGAATAGTAACAACTTTTAGTGATAAAGGTTATAAAGAATACGGACATTGGTTTGTTGAAAGTGCAAAAAAATATATAGACTCTGACGTACAATTATTTTTTTACACAGATAATACACATTTAGATCTTCCTTCTAACATGACTAATCAAAAGTTAGAAGAATCTATACCAGACTTAACTGCATTTAAACAGCGTAACTCTCATAGAAAACCAGGAAATTTTCTATTCGACGGAGTACGTTTTAGTCACAAAAGTTATTGTTTATACCATGCGGCAAAAACAAAAGATGTGGATTTTCTTTGTTGGTTAGATACTGATACTGAAATTATTACAAAAATTACATCAAAATATTTGAAAAGTTTTCTTCCTGAAGGCAAGTTTGTAGCTTATTTAGGACGTCCTGGCACTTATACTGAAACAGGTTTTTTAGTATTTGATATGCGTCACAAATATGCACAAGAATACTTTGATCGCTTTAAAAAATATTATGACACAGACAAATTGTACGAGCTATCAGGACAATTAGATTGTCATGTGTTTGATGCTGTAAGACTAGAGATGGAAGAAGAAGGGAAAATACAAAATCAAAATATTAGCCCACCAGGTGTTACAAAGACACATTTTGACCAAGCACTAAATGGATATATTGCACATTATAAAGGTGCAAAAAAATCTGTAAGAGATAAGCATTACGGTAAAGCATTAAAACGTAAGGAAAAATTAAAAATTGCATAAAAAATATATAATAACTGGTCATAAAGGGTTTATTGGTAAACATTACTTTGATTATGTCAAAGATGCACAAGGATATGACTTAGTTGATGATAAAGATTTATGCGATCCTAATTTAGTGAAACAAATGCCAAACTGCGATGTATTAGTACATATGGCTGCGACTAATGGCACACGATTATTTTATGAGACACCAACTGAAGTATCTTTTAATAATACATTACCTACATTTAATTTAGTCAAAAGATATCAAAACACTAACACAAAATTTATTTTCACAAGTACTTGTGAAATATTTAATGGAGCAATAGATAAAGGGCTACATCCGGTGCCTACTGATGAAACTGTTCCAGTAATGTTTGAGAACATAGATAATGCAAGATGGAGTTACAGCATTCCAAAAGCATTAGGAGAAAATCTAGTTGCGAACTGCGGATTAAAATACGTAATAATTAGATATTTTAATATTTACGGCCCTGGACAAAAAGATCATTTTATAAGCGAATTTGTTGAACGTTGTGCAAAAGGTGAATATTATATAAAAGGAAATGACACAAGAAGTTTTTGTTTTATTGATGATGCAGTACAAATGACACAAGCTGTTATAGACAAGGCAGAAAATTGTACGGTAAATATAGGTAGACAAGAAGAAACACAGATTAGTACAGTTGCAAAATTGATAATGGGCATTATGGGAATTAATCCAGAAAAGTTACAAGTAATGGACGGCCCGATTGGCAGTGCAAAAAGAAGATGTCCTGACACAACTAAAGTAAAAGAAATAACAGGTTTTGATTCTTACACTCCATTAGAAATAGGATTGAAAAAAACTGTAGAGAGTTTGTTATGAAAATTGGAATTATAGGCGTAGGTGCAGTAGGCAGTGCTAATAAAAAAGGTTTTGAATATTTAGGACATGAAGTTTTAATTCACGACACAAAACTTAATACAAAGATAAGTGAAGTATGTGAAACAGAAATAAATTATGTCTGTGTTCCTACACCACAAGCTGAAAACGGAAGTTGTGATACAAGTATCATAGAAAGTGTAATTGATGAATTAGGTCAATGTAATTACAAAGGTATAATTGCAATTAGAAGCACAGTAGTTCCTGGATTTACACAAAGCATGATTGAAAAGTTTAATAATTTAACAATATGTTTTGTTCCTGAGTTTTTACGTGAACGTTGTGCAGAAGATGATTTTATTAACAATCACAAATTATTAGCAGTTGGCACACACGACATTTGGGTGTTTCGTAAAGTTGTAAGGTCACATGGTAAATTGCCTGAACATACAGAACATCTAACACCAAATGAAGCAGAAGTTTT